GTTAGGAGGTTTAAATAGAATAATAGGTAGACCTCCTCCTATGAAAGATAATCCATGGGCTAAAGCAGCGATGACAAAAACAATAATTGATCCAGAAACTGGTGAGGAAATAGAAGTAGATCTTGAACAAGCAGAAGAAGCTTTACAAGAAGGAACAGGTCTAGGAAGTTTACCTAGAGCTAAAGGTGGTCCTGCTAAAAAGAAAAAGAAAAAATCTCGTAAAAAACCTAGAGGTGTAGGTAAAGCTTTAAGAGGTTATGGTAAGGCTATGAAATAATGGATGATATTCCTTTATCCATAGATAAGCCAGCTTATTACGCAGAAGCAAAAGAATATAAACCAAAAAATGAAAAAGTAAACCAACATAGAAGAAAGCCTAAAAAAACATATATACCAAAAGGTGGGGGTGGTCGTAGATTTCTTAGTAAAGGTAAATACGAATAAGAAGGGGAGTAATTAATTATGGGTAAATGGAAAAGACCTAAAGTAACAGAAATAACAGATGAAATTATTCCAACTGAATCATTAGAAGAATATATGGAAAGAAATAACATAACAGTAGATGAAATGTTTGGAATAAAAGGAGAAGACTATGCTCAAGGTGGTATAGTAGAAACTAAAAAGAAAAAGAAAAAAAAGAAAATGAAAAAACCTAGAGGTTGGGGTAAAGCTAGATATAAAGGTAAGTGATGGCAATAAATCGTTCTAATATTAAAAAACAAACAACTCCTAAACTAGGAAGTGGTAAAAGATTTAAAAGACTTACAAAGAAATTAAAAAAGAAGGGTTCAAAAAATCCTAAAGCCCTTGCTGCTTGGATAGGCAGAAAGAAATACGGTAAAAAGAAATTTCAACAATTAGCTAATAAAGGAAGAAAGAGAGGATAAAATGGCAGCAAATAATATACCTGGACCTTATACATTACTTAGGTATCCTCCTAAGTTAGAGGAAATCACAGGTAAACCTACAGGACAAGGATTCTATGGTGCTCGTAAAGGACCACAAGTACATGGTAAACCATTAGAAAGAGTAGTAGACGAAGACTATCCTAATGGTGAATCATTTGAAACTTATACTAAAGATGTTAAAAATATACAAGGATAATTATTATGCCAGCTTTTAATCCTAAAAGTTTTTTAACTGGACTTCGTTTCCTTTCTAAGGAGGCTATAGAAATATTAGATGATAGTCTTTCTTTTGATAAAAATCCTTCAGCATATACTAAAAAAACACAAGAAGGAGGAGATGACTTTTTTCAAATGGAAGTACCACCTGCAACATTAGGTGTTTCTCCACCTAAGAAAGTTTTACGAGAAACAAGAGATATTGCACAAGAGATAACAGGTAAAGGGATACATACGCCACGAGATAAATCAGAATCATTTGGACTTTCTTTATTAGAATTACATTCAGATCCTTCTGGTGAAAAAGCATATTTAAATCTAGGAGGTGTAGGAGAAGGAAGAATTGGTCCAGCTAAACGTGACGTAGTTGATCCAGAAACTGGTATGCAAACTAAAGTAGCTGCTGGTTGGGGTAATTATGAATTTAACCAATCTGAAGCTAAAAAAGGTTCTACAGACCACCACTGTCCTGGTCT